CTAGGGCAGTGACGATTTCCTTCAGCTTCGCAGTATTCTCCTCAGAATGCCGCAACGCGAAGGCGTAACCGCCGATGCTCTCGTGCGTAGGTGCACCATTGCCAGCTAGCTTGGCAAACATCTTCTTGGTGTTGAGAAACTCGACAGTGTCGACGACGTGGCCGTTGTCGCCGACAGACTCTTTGTAGCACATTGACGTGAAGTTCACGCCATCCGCGAGGGGTCCATACGAAGTGGACCCCTTCTTCGTCAGCACTCCAAAACGGGTCAAGCGTTCTTGGTCAGGCTGCGGGGCTGCGACAGTATCATCACTCTGAGTGAATACTTTCTCGCACCCTGCAACCACCAGGCAAACCGCTCGAACCGGAGAGTTCAGAGAGGAAGTGGATGGCATGCCACTGGCAGTGGCGCCGAACTTGCTACACTCAACAATCTTTCCAGCAAAGGATAGAAGATGAGCTGAGCAAGCCATGGCCTCACACCATAGCATGGAACCTACAGCGTTCGCCTCTCCAAAAGAGAGGGGAAGACCATCCTTGCGGGCACGCTCGAGTCGGCGCTGGGCGTCGAAAACGTGACCCCCACGGATGTTGTTCTGATCGAACGAGGTAGCGTCAGCGGTGTAAAGGTTAGGATAACCCTTGAACATGTGCCGCATCTTATTGAACAGGTGCTTGTGACCTTCATCATGATGCCCCATGCCTACTGCTTGGGGCATGTTCAGATTGGAGTGGAAGGACTTAATATCTGCCTTATTCTGCGGACGATGCATCAGAAGTTGCACTCCCTGATCCACAGCGGACATCATGCAAATGAGCCTCCAACGGAGCTCAGCAGATTTCCCGGGATCATAGAAATCGTCTTTAGGAAAGAGGACAGACGGGTCTTTCAACCCAAGCTTCACCATCTCAGATGGAGTCATATTAGGCATCTCGAACTCTTTGGTGAGTCGGAGAGCAATGCGACTGAAGCAGATCAAGTAAAGCTCGTCAGGCATCTTCTCAGCCCAATCTTTCTTGGTGCCCTGGGCATAGTGGTTAGACCAGCCAGTGGGTTTCGCATGAAAGTCAAAGAGAGTCTGCGATCTATAATATTGCGTGCTCGTGTCGAAGTCGCACGCGGGGTATAAGTCAATGAACTTGTCGACCATCTTCCTCTCGTCTTCGGTCAAATCGAATTTGCCCGGAATAACACGGCTAGCCTGTGCCTTGAGCGAATCAAGGATACAGTTATGGTTGAGAGGACACTGGTTGTAGCCAGTGAGATCTACGCCGCATCCCTTGAGACACTCGATGATGTCCTCTGAGATGGGGCGTGGTGACATGGACTTCTTCTTCGTGCTTCCGAAGCCAGCGGGTGACGTGCCGACTTGCCGAAACATCTCAACCCCAGCAGGGGTAGACGCTAAGGGGTCGGTGTGGGTCTTCCACGTGATCTTCTCAGCGGTCGCGTTGTGGTACGAGCGGAACTGCGCCATGGCCGTAAGGTTCAAGACGTGTTCATAGGACTGGTCCTTAAACTCGTTCATGTTCTCCTTGCGGTTGTCGGCGAACTCCGCTAGCAATTCCTTGAAGCGATCGTTAGTC